GACGCCGCCGCCAGCGCCGACCGCCGAAACCGTCATCAGGTTTGTGCTGGCGGAAACCGAAGCCGTAACCGATGCGACCAGCGGATCTAGACACAGCGCATTGACCAGCGAAGATGTGGTCTGCCCATTATAGAGCGGACCATTCACGCCAACCGAAATACCCGTCGCATTCGCCGAAGCGAGCACCATGGGCGTATTCGCGACCGTATTTGCCGCCGCAGCAATCAGCGTCGTGGATTTGGTCGTCGGGACGATATTCAGCGTCATGATCTTGTTGACGCCAAGCCATCCGCAAGTCGGATTGCCGAAGTTCTGACCAGGGCTATACGTCAGCGTAGGACGCGGATCGAGTGTGCCGGAACCGCCCCAAAAGAGGGACGGACCCTCTTCGGGGTTGTAATCGGAATACACGCCAGCGCCGAAGCTGATTACCGGCCCCGAAAGTGCGGTGATGCTCATGTGAGCGTCCTTTCAGTTGGGCCAATCATTACGAAGTCGGGAACGAACCGTAGATCGAGCGCCAGTTGTAGTAGCCGAACGAGTACCGCTCATAAGCCTTGACGAGCAGGTTATCGGTCACGAAATCGACCTGCATATCCGTCTCAAACTTGACGCGCTCCATATACGCGAGGCCGTCAATGTTCGTGAGCAGGAACCATGCGTAAGCGCTGGTAAGGAAGTCCATGACCATATAGCCATCGGGCAGGCCGCCAGCCGTGGTATGGATCGCGTTCACGTCGTTGTCGGCAGTGCCAGGACGCATTTCCGTCTTGGTAAGGCGGATCGCTACCGGTTCCAACTGAGGCGGAACAATCAGCTTCTTGCCGCGCGCAAACACCTTCAACCCCGCCTGATCGCGGAAGTTGACGCGGATATTCACCATCGCGTTGAGCAGGGTCGATTCGTTAAGATCGGCCTGCGTGGTGAACGTGTTCGCGAGATTGCCGTAATCGGAAGGATGCGCCGTGGAGCAAAGCGCCACGCCATCGCCGCCGACCTGGGAGTTATATGTCTGCGCGGTATTCAGGACATTCGCCGCGTAGATTTCCTTGGTCTGCTCGAAGCTTTCCATCAGGCCAAGATTGCTCGGATGGAACTGCGTCTTGTACACGTTATCGTCGATGGCCTTACGCGTGATGGCGTAGCCCAGGCCGATTTCAACGTGTTCCTGATTGTATATGTATCGCTCGCCAGCGCCGTTGTCGAAAGCGGTTTGGCCGCCTTCCGTCTTGAGCTGAGCGAGACCAAGGAACCGCATTTCAGCGGTACGCTCGAAAGCTAGCTTGCTTTCGTGCGTCTTGAACACCCGGTTGAACTGCGCCTGGATTTGCTCGTATTTGCCTTCGATCCCGCGCAATCCGGGAAGGAGCAAATCTTTGATGGCGGAAAGATTAACGGCCATTTGCCCTACTCCCTATCAGATACCGGCGAACTGGCGGGGCATCGAGTTGTTAAACCCGACGATGATGCGGTTGTACGCCGTGGTCCAATCGTTGCCGTTGACCGTTTGCAGCGGGCTGTTGAAGCCGGGGATGTAGTTCTGCAAGCCGATGATACGGAACGGAAGGAAGGCGTTCGCCGAAGGCCCTGCCACCGAGTTTGCGATGAGAGAGTATTGATCCGCGAAGTAGGTAGACAACCCGTTCGCAGAGACACCGTTGGTCGTGGTCACTCCCGACTGAGAGTAGCTGAAGCCGATGTTCTGTCCGACGTTGGACAGACCGACCGCCGTGGCGGTGGTATTCGAGTTGCCCGTCATAACGGAGAACTGAGCGTTCGGATCGGTAACGACATATGCCGTCACGTCGCCGTTGGCGTCAGAGCCGGGCCAGTAGTTGCGGAAGGCCGGGTATTTGTTCGCCGTCGAGAGGTAGCGGCATCCGACAAAGACGCCCGCGACTGGGGCGATGACCGTCACCGTACCAGAAGCCGAGCAAGTGACGTTGATCGTGCTGCTTGCGTAGGCGCAGACCGCAGTCGTCGAGCTAGCCGACGTGACCGTGAACACGCCGTTCAGGTTGCCGCTCGTGGTCGTGGACCCAGTGATGATGATCGTCGAACCGACCGGGGGAGCCCAAGTCGCCGGCAGCGCGCCACCCGTAGCAGTCGCAGCCGAGTAGGTGACCGTCAGAACGCCCGTGGTCGCGTTCGATGCGATACCCGTAGCGCCAACCGTCAGAGTGACCGGTCCATATCCCTGGACGAGATAGCCGGTTCCAAGGCCGGTCGCGCCGACCGCCTGCATGACGGGATCGCCGAAATAGATCGGGCCGGTATTGCCGCTCGCGATGGCAAGCTGCGTCTGTTCATAGGTCGGAGCCGACCCAGTGCCCTGGTACTGCGAAAAGCCGTTTGGCGCAAAGGTGTTCGCCATGACGGTACTCCCTGTTCGGGAGGCTCATCATCGCGCGCCGGGCGGATTCCGAACCGAGAGACTAGGTGAAAGGATTTCGCCGGGAAACCCTTGTTTCGCCAAATGGCGAATGTAAGTCGGGTTTTACCCCTGCATTATCTTTTACCCGTTGTCAATATCCCTAAAACGAAATTAATCGGGTATGGAGAGGGAAAAGTCAGACTTAATCCCCTTCGCCCCGTTAACCACGATAGGACGCCCGTTATTGCTGCGCTCGAACGGACCGATAGGAGCGCCTTCGACCTGTTCTTTCTTGGAACGCATCTGTTCTGCCGCTGCGCGCTTTTCGTGCATACGAATTTTGGCAGTGACTTCCAAAGGGCGTTCCATAAGCTGCATATCTTTGAGAAGGATATGCTTTTCCTTCGTGTCTGCTGGCATCATCTCGGGATGACGCGACGTTGGAACAGGTTCCCATCCCATGCGAGCAAGCTCGACCTGTTTTGCGGCGTCGATCTTGCCGACAACGCTCAAAGCCTTCCATTCATAGCCCCAGCCTTCGGGGATAATGGCCGGATCAATATAAAACTCATCCGACCTATCGCCGATTTCGCCCATGTGCTCCAAAATCTGCTTCGCGCGCTCGGAAGCATCGCGGCGGGGATCGTCGGAGCGCATCGGCGGTCGCATGGCGCGGCCTTCGCGAGTGCGCATGTCGATTTTGGCTTGTTCAGTCTGTTCCATGTTCAGTTATACCTTGCATCACGCGCAATGCGCTGTTTCTGTTCGTGATATTCTTGATCGGTCATGCCATTAAGGCGGGCAACCTCACGCTCATCGGCCGTTAGCCGGATCACGCGCGGATTAGCACCCGATGACGTAGGAGCCGAACGGCTTACCGGAGCCGCCGCTGGCGAAGATCGGCGCGAGACAGGCTTTGCAGCCATTGCCGTGCCATCTTCCTCTGGTTCCTCGGTCTCGACGCGCTTGTTAAAGCCAAGTCTGGCCTCGACGGCGGAGAAATAGGCGTCTGTATCAGCAGATAGGCCATCGTCTATCGCGTCCTCGTGAGCGCGAAGCATCTTGCGGAACATTTTCGGGTCTGTCGCACATTCGGGATGAGCGCGGACCCATGCTGCTGACTTCGGCGTGAGCCTGGACGCCAAATCTTCGACCGCATCGGAAGCCGGAGGCGGCGTCTTAGGCTTTTCGGCCATCGCCTGACGGCCATTTTCAAGCTGAAGCAGTTTGGCTCGCTGGTCGGCCAACTCAATTCCAAGGTCTGCCGCCTTATCGAACTGTCCCGCCGCCATAGCTTGCGCATACGCTGTACGGATTGAAGCCGTATGGCCTTTGACCGTCTCAATGGCGTTGGAAATAAGTTGCAGATTAGTATCGTCAACTTCGGCCTTGGCCTTATAGACCTGTGACGCGGCCTCTTGCGCCTGTCTTTCTGCCGCTTCGCGCCGGGATCGCTCGGCTTCTAGCTGCTTTTTCAGTCCTTCAATGCCATCTTCGGCGCTAATTGCGCCTTTTGGCTGTGGTTCCTCGATGACTTGCACTTCGGGAGCCTTTTCAAGCTCCAAAACGTCATTTTCCTCAGTTTTTGCCATTTCCATCCTCACCATACCGTGTCAGGATGCTGAATACGACCGCGTATCTTCGTATCGTCCAGCAAGCGACACAAAACGTTATTTATGGTCAGGCTCCATCCATCGGAAGCCCTGTAAACAACCCAATCCCCGATAGAAAAGCGCAATCCCTTGAACCATACGCCTGTATCATCGTTAAATGCGCTTTCGCCCATCTTGACGATTACACCGACTTTAGACTGGAAACGATCTTCGTCTCGATGCTGATCTGGGAGGAAGATACCTGATTTAGTCTTTTGTGGCCGCATGTAAACGGCGCATAGAACTTGATCGTTGAAAATCTCAACGTCCTTTAAATTCCCAAGGGAGCGGACAAGCGTCTCCCTTGGGTCAGTGTCGTGAGACATGACCATAGCTGGCATTTTTAAGTTGACCTTTATAATGAATAGGGCTAACCCTGCACTCAGGCGGATGGAAAGCCTGACCACTTGACCCATTTTTGGGTCAAGTTTATGCTCCTGAGCAGCCGTCCCGCCACAGGCTAGAGTTGCTCAGGAGCATTAGCTTTCGTTCAGCCGCCGCACAGCCTCATCGCAAAGCTCTAGCGCCATGCGAAGCCCTTCGATCTTTCCGGTTAGGAAAGAATATGCCGCATAATCAGAAACCGCGTGTCTGTTAGTCAGGTTTGCGGTTAATGCCGCAATGTTTTCCTCGATGATCTTAGCGTGTTCCTGAATAGCCGCTGAGGTATAGGTTAAGGCCATTATACGAACTTCATAAAAAATCTATCTGGACAATAATTATCTTGCGAAAAAAACTCTACTGATATATCCATCAAATCACTTTCTTTCGGTTCTAATGACATAATATTATTTACAAACCATTCTCCAACTGCTTGACCGCGCGTTATTCCCTTCCTATTGTCGATCCTAGCACGATATCTAGGCCAAGATCGCTTCCCATTAATAAGCCAAAAATATCTGTCTTGATCGGCTAGTTCCATTATAGATCGCTCCCGAATGGCGTTAGGCGTCTAAGCCGAGCTTCTGGACGGCGCTCTTGCAAGCCTGTCCCGACAACTCTCGGCATTGCGCCATCATTGGCGACATACCACCATAGGCCGTTGGCATAGAAATAATGCGGCTTGGTTTTCGTTGGCGTCTTGCCCCATCGAAGCGGGACATCGGTCATGCGTAAATGCTCCCTGCCTGCCCAGGTTCATTACTCCCCGTGCATTCAAGACGATGATCGCTGGCGCGCGGGCATCGTTTGTTTCCGCAAGCGCAAGCCTGCGATAAATGTATCCAATTTGGTAACCCGAACGATCCTTGCATCTGCTTTCCAGCGTCGATGCGCTCTTTCTGGCAAGCGTGGCACAGACAGTCAGATGGGCTGAACCCGAGCTCGGTTGCCATTTCGGACGACATGCGCATCCTAAAATCCTCATTCTGTCATTATCGCGGACCCATACCCGAAGGCATTTGCGCGGGCATAGCGGGAGCGCCGGGAGCCTGTCCTGGACCCATCATTGCGCCCATTGCAGCGGGAGGCAGTCCAGGCTTAGCCATCGGCGGAACAGGCGGGATTGCGGACGGAGGCGGGGGAACCATCGGCATATCCGGCTTTGGCGAGCCGATGATGATGTTGATGTTCGTCTTGCCTTTGCCCTTGGCGCGACCGCCTTCAGCGCGAGCGGTCCTATCGCCCGTAATCCGCACTCCGGTAACTTCGTTGGCGAATTTATCCTCTTTGGATACGCTTCCGCCCTTGGCGCGCTTGTGGCGCTTTACATCTCCGCCCTTACGCAATCCCGCAGCCTGAGACATCATGCCAGCGTGCGTAGGCTGGAACCCGGAGCCGTACAGACCGCTTGTCGGAACATTCGGGCGAAGCTGCTGAACCTCAGTCGAGCCGCCAGAATCACGAGATTTGCGCCCGGCGTGCCTGTGCGCTTTCTCGCCTTCCACCTTGCCGCCTTTGGCGTAAGCGCGAGGCTTCGGATCGTACATATTGGTTTTCTTTTCCGTATTGAGCGCGTCAGGCGGGGTATAGCCGGAAGCATCAATCTTCGCCTTCGGATCGACCATAAGGATATGATCCACGCGATCTTTGCGATGTGGATTGCTATATTTGTCGGCATATTCAGACATGAGTTTTCGCTCCGTAAGGGGTATTAAGGGGTATTAAGCCGCAACCTTGGCACGTTTCTTGATAACCTGACGCGCAAGCCTAACAGCGGCGTCTACATCGCCGCCTTTGCCCTTATGCATCCGAATGGCTTTCATCGCGCGATTGACGAAACCGCCATGATCCCAGCCGCCGCCGTCGCCGCCGCCGTCTCCACCAGAACCATCGCCGCCGCCACTGCCGTCGCCGCCCGAACCATCGCCTGTCGCGCCGCTATCGCCCGCACCACCGCCAGCACCAGCCGTTCCGCTATCGCCAGCGGATGCGCTGGAATCTCCGGAAGGCCCACTATCCCCTGCATCCGCCGCAGCGGCAGGACTTGGCCCATTAGGCCCGAAACCACTCGCGACCGAAGCCATACCCTCGCCGACCGGGCCGATTGAACCTATGCCAGCCGTCGCCGCATCTCCAGTCGCATTGCCGTTGGCGTCGCCAAATCCGCCAATGCCGCCTAGTCCGCCTGTATCTCCCGCTGGCGCGGCAGCATCCGCCGCAGCGGCAGTTGACGTATCGCTGTTCGCCGAAGGATCACCCCATGCCGCAGTCGGATTGCTCATATTGCTAAGAGCATTCGACATATTCACGGCCTGGGATAATCCCAATCGTCCCGCAGTGGTCGAAGCCGCATCAGGATTATTTGCCGCGCTGTATCCATAGCCGTATGGCGTGGATTCCTCACTCATATTCGCAGTCGCCGGAGCGACGCCGAACGCGGTCACAGCCGGAGACAGATTGCCGTATGGGCTAGACGGCGCTGTAGACGGGCTTGCGAATGAACTTGTCGGGCTTGCGGCGGATGTAGCTGCATCCGCCGCAGCC